CCATACCCCAATTCTGCCAGCCCCCCGAGAAAGGAACCAAAATCCCGTCCTCCGTTTGATGACAAGACACCGGGGACGTTTTCCCAGACAACCCATCGAGGCCGAAGACGTGCAGTGATCGCAAGGTAGGTAAGCATGAGGTTTCCGCGTGGGTCGCGGAGTCCTTGCCGGAGTCCGGCAACGCTGAAGGACTGGCATGGGGTTCCTCCCACCAAAAGGTCAATTGCTCCTGCATCTAACGGCCACTCCTGAAATTTGGTCATGTCCCCAAAGTTGGGAACGTGAGGGTAATGATGCGCAAGAACCGCGCTAGGGAAGGGTTCAATCTCTGAGAATCCAACAGGCTCCCAGCCAAGCCGATGCCAAGCAACGGTCGCGGCCTCAATGCCTGAACAGACGGATAGGTATCTCATTCGTACATCTCCGGCGGCCGCGCCTCAAGGTACTCCCGCGTATGGCGCGAGTAGGTGCTGTTGATGACGAGCGCCATCGGGAAGTCTGATGGGACGCGCTCGTCGTGGTCAAGCACTTGCCCGTCAAGGCTCACGGTCAAAATCTTCCAATCGAGCAAGCGCCATGCTGGCTGGTCGCCCGCATCCGGGTTGCCGCCATCGACTTGGTAGCGACCTTCAAGGAGGACGGTCACCGCGTGGGACATGAGGTACTCAGCGATGACCTCCGGGATCCCCGGCAACTGGTCAACATTGATGTCGTACTCGACTTCGCGCTTGCGGATCTTCTTGGTGTCTAGCATCGAAATTTCCTTTCGGTAGGGGTGGTGAAGAGGCTGTCGGGGATGGAGGAGACAACGGCAATAAATACGCGCTGCGCCTTACCAGCGCGACCAAGGCGAGTGCCGCCAGTCGGAGCGATTAGCCCCGCCGCGTGCAGCTCGCTGACCCTGCGACGCGCCCCAGCGTGTAGGTGCGCTGCGGCTTCGGCTTCGTCCGAGGTCAGCCCGTACGCCCTAGCCGCCTTGAAGGCGGCTAGGAGCGCGGCTTGTAGCCCTGCGAGTTTGGGAGCCATGTCATCGGCAGCCATGTGGCTAGTTGCGGGGTCGGTGCGGCGAGCGGTCAAAGTGATACCACCGTGTTCTCGTGGCGACTGATGAAGGCTTCTTCGGCTAGGTAAAGCATTTCCACGCACAAGGCAAAGCCGTTCTCGTTGTCGCGGTCACAGGCGGCAAGGTCGGCGTTTGCGCGGATCACTCGCTGGCTTGCGTCATCGTTAATTTCCATAGCGGCGGCAAGCAGGGCATCGTTGTACTGCTTGGCAATGCGGTCGCTGTTCAAGGCATCGGTGACGGTCATTTGGGTCTTGGTAGACATTTGCTCAGTCCTCTCAAACTGGGTGCGTTGCGTCGGTATCGGCCGTCGCATCCTTCCCCCTCGCGGGGGTCGGTGCGCGGTCGATCACATCATGTGATGATTTGCGACGTGTGCCGCCTGTCCCGGCCAACGAACATACCAGACGTTTGCGACACGGTAGATAGTGCGTGCATTGGCAACCGGAACGAACACGGCGAAGTCGCCCGCAAGCTCAGGATATACCCAGCCGTGCTTTGTGATCTTGGCGGTGACGCATGGCAGGCCTGAAAGAATTTCCTGCGATGGGACGGTGGTGGTTGCGGTGGTCATTGGTCAGTCCTCTCATACTGTTTGCGTTTGTCAGAGGCACGCGCCTTTGACTCACACAATGTACTACACGGTATATCGGTACGCAAGGGGTAGTACATGAGTTTGTTGACAGATTTCTGCATAATCGCAGATTCTTAGTTAGAAACCTGCATTAAATAAATTGACACCGCGCCCGATTATGATGCCGCTCGGTGTGCCAGCCGCGCTGGTGGTCGGCTGGCGCGGTTGGTACGCCAAAAACAAACGCGGCGCGGATCTTTCGATCGACACGCCGCGCTTCCGGGGGTGAGGTAAGGAGCGACCAAGGCCGCCCCGCCACATGGTGGCAGGTTTATGGTATCATATTTCCAGCGACTCCCAACGTGGGGATAGCCGAGCGGCGTGCAACTGCTCACAATTTCGACAACCGTTGGGGGGAGGGAGTTGGCCCGCACGCCGCTCCTCCCTTCCCTCACGGCTTTGCAAGGACGCACACACATGGCACTCCCTTGGTTCCCGATGTACCCGACTGACTTCCTAGTCAGCACCGCCAGCATGACCACCGCACAGGGTTGGGCGTATTGTCAGCTCCTCATGTACGCGTGGACGAACGGGGGCGTACCAGACGACCGAAAGATCTGCTCCGCGATGACCCGCTGCGACCTGTCCGAAGAGGACTGGATCGTCCTCCGCTCTCGCTTCGTGGTGGTCAAGGGTGGCTCAAGCCACCCTCAAGCCACCCTACAGAACCCTCGCATGGAGCGCGAGCGTCAAGACGCACAAGACGCGCATGACCGAGCGGTCGAGAACGGCAAGCGCGGAGCGGAGGCCAAGAAGCAGCGAATGCGCGAGGGTGGCTTGAGCAACCCTAGTAGCCACCCTGATAGCCACCCTACAAGCATGGCTGAAGCAATCACAATCACAACCACAACCACAGATATTAAAACCCCCGTTACCCCCTTTGGGAAAGGGGGTCGTCGCCTTCGGCGGGCGGAGATTAAGGCTGCTCAAGAAGCCGATCCGAATTGGGTTCCGTTCTGAAACCACCAACCGAGGAGACACCAATGCAAACAACGTGGATCGACAATAAAATTTACTTGTGCAAACTATGGCCGAAGTACAAGCCCACCCCGGAGGAAGGCGACCTCCTCAACGAGCGCTGGGGATCTTTGAAGCAGGACATCCTGCGCGAGTGCATCAAGCAGCACCGCCTTGAACGCGACAGTCGCCCCGACCTGTCCGCGATTCACAAGGCGTACTGCAAGATCACCGCTACCGCGCACACCGCCGGGGTAGCGAGTACCGAAATCGAGGACACCCGCGCCCAGACCTGCATCCCACCAAGCGCGAGCGAGCTTGCAGAATGGGACTCGTGGGCAGCAAAGACGCTCGCCACCGTGACCGATGCCGAGATCGAAGCCGTGCGCGACATGATGACCTACGTACCCACCACCGCCCGCGTACTCGCCGTTGCCGTTGACTACGTCCGCTCGCAGCGGGGCAGGGTTGCCCCTAGACGCGTCTAAACCCCTAAACACGCCTTCCACCCCATCCCGACCAAAGGAACGCCGCACAGGGCAATCTAGGAGACACATGAGATACGCAAGCAAGCCGATAGCGCAGCAACTGAACCAACTCGCCACCTACTTTGCGCACGAGGGTTTTACGGTCGGGCGCACCGCGACCGGGATCGTTGCCGTCGATCAAGACGGCATCGTCATCCAAGTCAGCCCCTTCCGCACCAGCGTGCAAGTCCGACACCGTATCCACGGCCGCTTCCGCGAGGAGTACGTCAAAAAACTCCCCACCCCCGACTGGTTCACCGTCCGCATTCCCATGCTCATGTCTTGGGCGCAAGACCCCAACAGTAAGGAAATGCCCCGCCTCGTCAGCGTTTCGCGCCGCCCTGTTCCATCTCGCGCTATACTCGAAAGCATATGTCCGCCACCGCTATCAACACCTATGACGACTTCAAGGAACACATTCGCACCGCCGTTGAGGGGCAAGGCATGACCCGAGGCGAGCTTGCAAACCGCATGGATGCGGATGGCATCCTCCGCGCTCATACCGTCCGCTGCCTCCTTGGGACACCGGGGACACGCAACGGGCGCAGGAAACCCGCGTTCGACTCCGCGCTCGCAATCGCGCACGCTGCCGGATTTGAGTTGATTCTGAGGAAACGGAAGGTACGATCATGAACGAAGACGCACCCCACTACAGGGGGAAGGGGGATGTCCGCGACCTTGTCGCACGCCGCGAGAAGACCCTGCACCTTGCCAGCCTTGAGCGAGCCGTTTACGGCGGCTGGGAGATCCCAGAGGAAACCGCCAAGTCTGCGCCCGCCTTTCTTGCGGAGGTCATGAACGACCTGAACATGGACACCCGCACCCGCGTGCGAGCCGTGGAAGTCCTTGCGTCCCTGTCCCGTGACCGCGTAGACGCGACCGTGCAGCTCGACCGCATCCTGCGCCTTGACGCTGGTACGGCAACTGACCGCGTGGAAGTGATCCACGACCTTGGAGATCAAGCCCTTGATGCCGTCGCTCAAAGCCTCAACCAGATCCAGCCCCCCAAGTGCCTTCCAAAGCCAAAGCGAAAACCAAAGCGCAAAGCCTGACCCCGGAGCAGGCGGTCGCCGCAGCGCGGGAGAACCCGGCAGCGTTCTTGGCCTTGTGCCTCGGAAAGCCCGTCTCCGACCTGCAACGCAGTCTGCTCGCGCACGGGTTGAAGCACCATAGTTGGTACGCGGAACTACCCCGAGGACACGCGAAGACCTCGACTCTCACCTACCTTGCCGCATGGTGGCTTGGTCGCCGCCCAGCGACACGCTTTAAGCTGATCGGTCAGAACGACGAAGCCGCGTCCGCAACCTCTCGATTCCTGCGCGACATTATCCGCAGCCCCATCTACCGCGCCACCTTCCCCCACGTTGAACTCAAGCCCGGGGAGGACACCGTCATGGCGTGGTCGATCACCGCGCCCGGGGTAGGGGCAAGGCGTGACCCCTCCGTGCAAGCCTCCGGCATCTTCGGCAGAACAGGCGGACGCGCCGACGTGCTTTGGCCGGATGACATTTGCGACCTACGCAACGCCGTCCTCCAGCCAACCCTCCGCGCACAGGTCAAGGAGGCAATGAACAACATCTGGCTCCCCATGCTTGACCCAAGCGCCAAGCACCCCGCCCGTATTTGGCGCACGGCGACCCCCTTCCACACGGACGACATTACCGCCGACTGGAGACGCGAATGCGAACGCGCTGGCACGCTCCTACGCGAGCCTTGCCGGGGACTGATTAGCCCGTGGCCGAGCGTGTTCACGCCTGAGATCCTCGATCAGAAGCGCCGCGAGATGGGGCCGATGGCATACGCCCGCGCCTACGAACTTGTCCCGCTCTCCTCCGACCTTCTGATCTTCCGACCCGAGTGGACGCGCTACTACCGCTCTGGGACGGTTCCCCTTGGTACGCGCACGGTCGCCGCTATCGACTGGGGCTACGGCAAGAAGCGCCAAGAGCGCGACGACCCCGATTACTCGGTCTGCATCGTTGGGGAGGTTGACCAAGCCCGCAACCTGTACCTCACCGACATCCTGCGCGTCCGCGAGTCCTTCCCCGACTTCGCCCGCATGGCAAAAGACCTTGTCGAGCGCCGAGGAGTAGGCATGGTGCTGGCGGAAGCGAACGGGCCGCAGAAGGGCGTATTCGACCAGTTCCGCCAAGACTGCCACCAGCCCGTCATTGCCGTGACCCGTACCGCCGACAAGCATTTACGCGCAGCCGCCGCACAGCCGTTCGTTGAGCAGGGAAAGCTCCTGTTCCCGCAAGCGCATGACGGGCAGGTACACGCCGACTTCCGTTCCACCCTTGACGAAATGCTCGCCTTCCCCGCTGGCAGTCACGACGACACGGTCGATTGCATCGTTGACCTCTGCACCGCAGCGTCGAGCGGCACGGTGGTGACATCAGGCGGCGCGGTCACCGTGGCGACCGACACAAGCAGGATGTTCGATTCTCGCGCAGTCAAGCGCAGAATGTTCGGCTGAATCGGTACGATGCGTTCCATGTGCCGAAACGACATTGAGCGCCGTCTTGGATTTGCAGCCGCATGGCGTGGCGCACCGGAGCCGCAGTATTACGCGGGTCTAAGCAAACTCGGCGCAAACGACCGGAAGCGGGTAAGCGGGACAGAATTCCGTAAGCTCTTCCTAGACGCACAGGTCGGTTGGAGTTACGACTTCAACAAATTGCAACCCATCAAGGACGACCGACTCTACTGGGTTGGATTCGTTAGCGGCACACCGCGAGAGATCACGCGTTTCGTCATGTACACACCAACCAACAAGCCAACGACCTGCGGCGCGAAGTGCAGGAACGCGGCTGGGCCTGCTTGCGACTGTAGTTGCAAAGGCGAGAATCACGGCAAGAACAAAGGAACCACATGAGCAAGCAAGACATTGAGAAGCGTTTGGGATTTGCGGCGCAAGGCGTGAAAGAAACAACCCGCACCAGCGCAAAGGCAGAGATGGGGTTTTTGTCTCGCGTTGGCTACGCGGCTACCGCGCTGACCGCCGACCCGGCTGATCCCAAGTCACCGGAGTACCGCAAGCAAGTCGCCGAGACAAAGGCCGCAGCCAAGGACGCGATCACCAACTACAAGTTCATGCGCGACAAGGTCAAAGAACGGCTCGCCGCGCTCGACGCGTATGTCACGAACGCCATCAAGGTCATCAACTCCGCGACCAGCGCGAAAGACATCGAGCATTACGTTGAGCAGCTGCGGATCGCCGTCAAGTCCCAGTCGATGATCCTTGGCGCGTCAAAGTCGCCGTTTGCCCGCCCCGGCGTGAAAACAGCGTTTGCCGCTGACAAGCGGACTACTGCGGGGGCGCTCCGTAAGGCATTAAAGGCTAAGGGCATCACAAGCGCCGCGGATCTTGAGTGGCATGGCATCTCGGCAAAGGATCCCGACTCAACGCCATACTGGCTTTATGAGGATGGATCAATGGAGAAGATCAAGTCTTCTCGCTCGGGAGCAAAGACCGACATGAGCAAGGCGACCGATGCGTTTGCCTTTATCAAGAGCAGCATTGAGAGCGGCAAGACGGTGTATATCCAAACACCGCGAGGAGCAATGAAGGTCACCCCAAAGACCTACGCAAAGTTTGAAGCGTTAGGGCGGCCGCTGTTTAAGATTGGCACAGACGGCGCGCTGCTTATGTCTAGCGGTAGTTCATATAATCGCCTGACGATGGGGGAAGATGAAATGCTTGTGCGCGTGTCGGCTATGTCCCGCCCCGGCGTGAAGGCGAAGGCGTGAGCCAACGCAAGGCCATCATGCGCCGACTGGGCATCTTCGCAGCCGTGGATACGCACGCGCTGGAGGCGTTGATTGCACGAATGAAGGCGATTGAAGAGCGCGATGCCAAAACGCAGAAGTACCGCACGGGCGAAAAGAAACTGGTCAAACAAGCAACCGCCAAAGCAGATGCCTTGCTTGCCAAGCTAGTGCCAGCAATGCGGGCAAACGATGCCGCAGCCGTCCGCACAATCCTTGGGCAAATGGATTGGGCAGTGCGTATGGTTCTCAACGCCGACCCACAAGTTAAGGCAAGCATTCTTGCCGTTGTCACCCCAAAGGTTTAAGCAATGCCCGACCCGATCAACAACCCGCTCTCGCAACGTCAGTCGATCCCCGGTGCAGGATTGCCACCAACCAAGCGACCGCGCAAGCCGCTGCCGCCTCCGATTGATCGTGGACTGACCGGGCCGCTCGCTATGCCCGTGGAAGTGCAGCGGACGTTCTTCCGAACCGCCAGCCTGATGCTGCGGAACTCCAGCCTCGCGTACCGCCTTGACCCGAACTATCAGGCAATGATGCGAGCAGACGCGGACATTGAGGGCGTGCTGCGCTCCCTGCTCGTGACCCTTGCCGGGTTGGAGTGGAACGTCCTTCCCGACGACGAATCAGATCCGCGCCTCGTCAAGCTTGCCGAGCGCATTGCCGAGATCATCGGCGCAGCCCCGCGCCGTAGCGATATGTTCCGCTCCCTGCACGAAGCCGTCTGGTACGGGTGCAGCGCCGTCAACGTGGTCTATGACCGCGACCCGCGCCTTGGGGTACGCATCCGCGAGTGGCTCCCGCTCGCCTCCGACACCCTCGCCTTTGACCAGACCGGGAACGTGGCGATGCGCGTCGGTAGCGCCTACATCAATCAGGCCTCCATCACCGACCTCGGCTTTGACTCGCTCGTCCACCTGTTCGACGACAACGAACGCCGCGCCATCGTCCTGCACCGCGTCTTCACCACCGCGCCAAACTTCATCGACCCGAACAGCGCCGAGACGGTTTACCGTGGCGTAGGGGCGCGAGATGTCTGCTGGTACATCTGGCTCTTGAAGCAGGAAGTCCTACAGAACGCCGCCGCCTATGTGGAGCGGTACGCCCTTGGCATCCGCGTTGGGTACTACCCAGCCGGGAACGATGCCGCCAAGAGCGAGATGATGACGATTCTCCAGAATCTCGTCAATGACAACTCGGTCGTTCTGCCCCGCATTTCGCCGACCGAGTCCATGTACGACATCGACATCAAGGACGCGAACGGTGGCCGCGCTCAGATCTTCATGGAGTTGGTCAACTGGCTCTCTGGCAAACTCAAGGAAGCCATCCTCGGGCAGTCGCTTTCAAGCGAGGCTGGCGGGACGGGTATGGGCAGCGGGGTCGCTGATCTCCACGCCGATACCCTTTCCCGCGTCATCCGCTATCACGCGGATTGCCTCGCGGAGAGCCTGACCACCGACCTCGTTCGCATCATTGCCGGGATGCTCGGAGCCTCCGAAGAGGATGCCCGCCGCATCCGGTTCGTCTTCGCCCCTGAGCGCCCGAACCCGAAGGAGCGCCTAGAAGCGATTCAAACGTTCATCCAAATGGGCGGCCGCGTCAGCGAGCGCGAAGTCCGCGACCTCCTCGGTCTGTCCGACCCGGAAGACGGGGAATCCGTCCTCGGTGGTCAAGCCGCAGGCAGCGCGGGCGCATCGTCTAACCCGCTCTCAGCCATGCTCGGGCAGGGCAACGAGAGCGAGGGCGACGAGCCAGCCCCTGAAGCGCCGAAGGTAGCCGCCGTCCGCAAGCGTAAGCGATGACCAAAGCCGAACTAGACAAGCACCTCCGCAAAGTGCTGCGCCAGTCGCAGCAGGCGTACCGTAGAGCGGTCGCTGCTCAGATCCGGGGCGAAGATCCCCTCCCCGCGTGGGCTGAGTTTCACGAGGCGACTGCGGCGCTCCTGATGGCATCATGGCTCTTCGGGGCGCGTGACACCGTGGACACCGCCAAGATCCCAGACGGGGCTATTGAGGGAATGCTGGACGATGGGGACGCGGTCAAGTTCGACCGCGACGTACCAATCTCCCTTGAGGGCTTCGGGACGAAGTGGATGGCTCCGATCACGGGCTGGTTCAGGAAGCGCGTCCCAATCTCACGCGCCGACTGGGAGCTGCTCATCAAGGCAGCCGCCGCCAGCGCCGGGGACGTGACCGATCACGAACGCGAAAACGCCCTTCCTGACCTCCGCAAGCAGTCCCCAATTCTCGATTCGTTGTTACGCGGTGTTACACGGGGGCCGCAAGGCGCTATCTCCCGGGTGAAGCGGATCGTTGATACCACCTTCTTTGTGACCGCCATGCCTGTCGCGCAGGCGCGGATGGTGCAGGAACTGATCGCGCAGGTCATCGAGGAGCGCCCTACCAAGAGCGTGGTCGGCAAGCTCATCAAGACCATGAACCTTGGCGACTTCGTCACCACCGTGCAACTGATGACCGGGACAGGGCTAACGTCCTCCCGCCTTGAAACCGTCCTGCGGACAAACACGAACCGTGCCATGACCGAGGGCAGCGCCGAAGTCCTACGGGATGAGCGGGTACAGGCGTTCGTCCCGCTGGTGCAGTTCAGCGCCACCAAAGACCCGCGCACGCGGGACACACACCGAGCCTTTGACGGCTATGTCGGGACAATGGCAGACTTCGACCGCCTTGGGATTGCCCCGCCGCTGGGCTTCAACTGTCGCTGCGCGATTATTCCCGTCCCTGCCGCCGAGGCCTTGCGCGAGCGATGGACGCGCCCGAACGGGACGATAGACCCAGCCGCTATTGCCAAGCACAACGGAGCGCGTCAGCGCCTAGTTGACACGCGCCAAGTTCCTGACCCCGGTTTCGTAAACGCATAAATAAATCGCAATGGAGATCGCTACGATGCACGACATGAGCAACACACGCAAAGAAATCGCCGCCCGTCTTGGATTTGCTGCTAGCAATGAAAAGACGCGCATGAGCAGAAAAGACGGCAACTTCTTTATCATTCGCGGATTTGTAGATGGCGAAATTGTTACGGATGAGTCAGTTGATACAAAGCAGGAAGCCGAGTATTACGGACAGAAAAGGCTTGATTACTTCAAGAAGTCAAATCCAAAAGCCAAGAAGGTAATTGTGGAAATTGACGAGGTTGTCAATAGAGACATCAACAACAGCAAAACAATCAAGACCCTGTCCTCCCGCCCCGGCGCGAAGGTGGCGTTTGCAAAATGGGAAGTAACGCCAACAAAAAAGAACGGCGTTCCTATTGAAGAACACACCGCAAAAATTGGTATTGATCTTTGGAAGATTGACACAATGCCACACGCAGGCGTAGGTGTTGGCTCGTTGTATCGCTGGGATAAATTGCGCGGTTTAAGACTTGTTTCAACAGGTCAAGTTGATTTGTTGAAGAAACAAGCAGAAGCGATTTCAACAAAGAAAGACGGAATTTCTGATTTAATGCGCGGTTTCTCCCGCCCCGGCGCGAAGACCCGCATGACCCGCGAGCAGACCGAGGAGCAGAAGGCAGGGCTGAAGATCATGTCCGCCGCTGACCCAGCCGTCGGCGCGAAGATCGCCAAGCTCATCAAAGAAGGCAAGCCACAAGACCAAGCGGTCGCAATCGCGCTCGACATGAAGCGCAGAGGAGAACTGTAAATGCCACAATCATTCCTATCAACTGCACAAGCAACGTCGCAATTCCTTGCCCCCGCAGCTGCGTCGGCAAGTTACGGATCAATTGCACCTACGGATACCAAGCCAACAACGGGGGTCATTTACACCCTCGAAACGGCCGTATGCCCAAGCCTATTGAAAATCACCCCATTGAGCAGCGTGAACAACGCTACCGGGGTTGGTATGCGCGTGGTTGGCTGGAACCCATGTCCGATTCCAGTCACCTATACGAACCTCATCACCTACAGCCAAGATTTTGATAACGCTGCATGGATTAAATCTAACCTTGCAGTAACGAGCGGCTCTATCAATGCGTCGGTTGCTCCAGATGGAACGACAACCGCAGATAATGCTCTTGAAACGGGCGCAACTGTCAGCCATTACATTGGCCGTGATTTAGGTGCGCCCGGGTCGTCTACCGATATCCGCACACATTCGGTTTATATCAAGGGTGGACTGGGTCGGCAATACGCATCTATTTGCGGCGGCAACGCCTCTTCTGGCCCCTACTACACAGTTACCGTTGATCTAAATACGGGCAGTATTACGCAGTCCGATCTTGTTAATACGGGAACGTGGTTCACCACTACGCCTTCTGCAACTGTGACAAGCGTTGGCAATTCGTGGTATCGCGTGGCTGTTACCTGCCGTCAAATACAGTATTTCTTGATTTCTCCAAGTGACACAGCAACACCAGCAAGCGGTGGCAACTGGGGTTTGGGTTCATATACCTCAGATGTCACCAAGGGTGTTGTGTTGTGGGGTGGGCAAGCTGAATTTGGAACGACCGCATCTCCGTACCTTGCTACTACTACTGCGGCCGTCACAGCAACGAATACGACCGTCCCGCCAGTTACTGCATGGTTCCCAACCGTCTTGGCAGACTTGACGCTGACCTACAGCACGGGAACCGTGGCTGCTATGACAGTCAACAATGTCCCCTCGTATGTCTTCTCCAACATCACACAGGTGGCACTCAGCCCAGACGCTTCTCTTTACCGCCCATCGACGGTAACGGCCACAGCGACTGAAACGGCTTCAGCCCTTGTTGACGCGGTTGGATCTCAATTGGTTCAAGTGCAATTCAAGGCAAGCGCAGGAAGCATGGGCGCGGCGTGGTATAGCATTTAATGCGGAACCGACTCTCCAACGCCATAAGACGATTCCGTCGCCCCGGATTAAGCGGGACGGCAGCGGGATGGACGCAATACTTGCCGAACTCGACAAGCTTCACCGTCTCGGATTACGCGTCTATTGCGGAGCAGTCGGCAAGCACGCTTCGGTTCCTTCGCCCAATCACAGACGGATATCAGTTTGAAAATGCTTCGCCCGGGAGCCGCGTATCGTTCACAACAACCGCCACCTCTGTGCGCGTATCTATGTTCCACAACACGCTAGTTCTTTACAACGCTGATATATCTACTGCGTTTAGTGTTGGAGCAATTCTTGTGGATGGGGTGGAAGTCCAGACGTTTAATTGGAGCAATGGGTGGGATGTGTCTGGAATTGTGACGATTGAATTTAGACTTTCCGCTGGTTCCAAGACGGTGACCATTGTCTGGCCGTATTGGACTGGGTTTGAATTGCGAAAGATTGAAGTCAACACGGGCGCAACATTCACCGCCCCGTCAAGACCAGCAACTAAAATCGCGGTATGCGGTGACAGTATTACGCAAGGGTCGGCGGCTTCAAAGGTCACAACGACATGGCCGTACCTTCTGGCTGTTGCAGAAAGCAAGCAATTAGTCAACATTGCAAACGGTGGCGCTACGGCGGTTGCTAGTCAAGGCTCTGCCCTTTCTGGGTTGGGGTGCAACGTCGTGACCTACATGATTGGCTACAACAATTTCGTAGCGCAAACGCCGCTAGTGACATTCCAGACCGCCGTGCAGGGATGGATTGCTAATGCGCGGGCGGCATTGCCTTCTGCCGCCATTCATGTGATCTCCCCGATTTACTCCCCCAACACCAATACGATCACGCTTGCCCAATACCGAAGCGCAGTACAAGCGGCCGAGCTGGCTACTGGTGACGCGAATACGTTCTACATTAATGGTTTGTCGATCATGACAAACAACACCAATCGGCTTTCTGATGGCGTTCACCCAAACGACACCGGATCGGCAGAAATCGCCACCAACCTGTCTGCGATTGTCTAACCGCATGGAAATAGACCTCAAACCAACCACCGAAATGGCATCCAATGCTGCCCGTGGCCTTGAGCTGCGCGAAAAGCATGGTCGCGGTGGCACAGAAATCGGCGTAGCCCGGGCGCGTGACATCAAGAACCGGGCGAACCTGTCCCCTGAAACCGTGCGCCGGATGGTGTCCTACTTCGCTCGGCACGAGGTTGACAAGCAAGGCGAGGGCTGGGGCAAGGACTCTGCCGGGTATATCGCTTGGCTCCTGTGGGGCGGCGATGCTGGCAAGGCTTGGGCAGAGCGCAAGGACAAGGAACTCGACCGCAAAGAGGAGAAGACCGTGAACGCAAAGACATCCCACACAGTCGCCGAAGACGGCGACAAGGTCATGATTGAGCGCGTTGAACTGTTCATGGCATTCGACCCAGCCATCGACGACGGCGAGGCTGACCCGGAGCTGAAGCGTTTCAACAACAAGCGCCTCAAGGACATCGTTGCATCAACGCGCAAACACATGGCTCGCGGCTCGTTCCCTCGCCTCGTCATCATGCACGAGAAGGACGGCAAGGAACCGAAGTCGGCGGTCGGTCGATTCCCCACAATTTCCTACGAAGAACGCGATGGAATTGGGTACATTGTGGGCGACATGGAAGTCAACCGCGATATTTTCGACCGCTTCATTGCTACCAACGCCTTCCCGCGTCGGTCGGCTGAGATCTGGTCAGGCTCAAACCACCTATCCGAGGTGGCGTTGCTCGGGCGTGAAACCCCGCGCCGCCCCCTCCCGGATACCCATTTCACCCGCAAGGGCGAGAAGATCACTTGTTCAAAGTCCAACCATGACCTCGTCGGGGCTGGTGGCGGACTCAATACATTCATCCCGACGACTACCAAGGAGGAGGCCAGCATGGCATCCAGCGACGATATGCGCGAGGAGTTGGAGGCCATGAAGTGCGCCATCTCCGAACTCTCGGACATGATGAAGAAGAAGTTCGCAGACGACTCGGACGATAAGGACGAGATGGCTGAGGACGACGATGAGATGAAGGACGAAATGGCCGAGGAAGACGGTCAAGTCCACATCGACATCGAGAGCCATGACGTTGAGGCAGGCGAAGAGGACGACATGGAAGACGAATCCGTCATTGCCAGCCGTCGTTCGACCTACGCTCTTCGTTCGGAAAACGCTCGCCTCAAGTCGCGGTTCGCCCGACTCGAAGCCGAGTTGAAGCGCGAGAAGTTTGAGCGCGAAGTGGAGATCATGGAGCAGGAGGGCTACCGCATCCCAGACTCACAGCGCGAGGCGCTTGTTGGTCAGTTGCAGGCCTCCCGTAACCCAGTCGCTCTCCTTGAGTCATGGCGCGACCTGTTCGCCCGCGACCCAATCGGAACCAAGATTGATATGAGCCGAGCAGCCCTGCCGCGTGGCATGGACATTGGTGACGTTGGCTCACTCGTCAAGCAATTTGCTGGCAAGCCTGAAGAGTTTGCCAAGGCAATCAACGCCCGGATGAAGGGCTAAAAGGAAACAACAATGCTTCAATTCTCTCCAAATCTCGTCGCTGGCGCTGACATCAACCCCTTCCGCATCTGCAAGGTTTTCTCGTCTTCAACGGTTTTCTTTGCTGGCGCTCCAGCAACGGCCGTGACTGACTACGTTTGCGGTGTAACCGACGGCTCAACTCGTCGATTCGACGCTACCGCTCATGCACTTGCGGCTACGTCAACTACGGTCGCCGACCCAATTTCCCTTCAGCCATCGAACTGCGTGCAGATCGAAGCTGGTGCGGCAATTACCAACGCTGGTACTGGCTTGATGCCAACCACCGGAGGCAAGGCAATCACCGCAGCCACCACCGGAACTATTCCGATGTTCGTCTCCCTTGAACCTGCCGCCGCTGATGGTGTCATCTTCTGGGCTTACCGCCTCCCAGCCACCCGTGGGATCGCCTAATTAGCACTCGAAAGGAGGTCATCAAATGGCCTATGTAACAGTCGGAGGCGGTCTAAATACCTACGTCCCCTCCACCAACGCGCTCGCAACTGGCGCTCTCCAAGTTGAGTTCACCCGTGCGGTGAATTCGTTTGCCATCACCCGTTACGCTCAAATCGTTGCCTGCAATCAGCAGACGGGGTACTACCTGCGTCTTGATTCGGACGACAACGTGCGCGTGACTGACGTTAACGAATTTATCTGGCCTCTTGGCAATGACCGTCCGGTCGGCAAGATGAACCAGCACGATTTCGTTACTTTCACGGCTCAACGCTTTGCCTTCCCGTTCTACATTCCGAACGAGACAGTCAAGCAAGCCGCGTGGGACATCGTTGCCCAGCACGCTCGCAGCAAGGCACAGCTTGCTATGACCGCTCGCTCCATGCGAACGGCTACCGCGTTGACCAACACCGCAGCGGTTGCGGCGTTTACCACAGCTGGCAACTATCAGGCTACTGGTAGTGCTTGGAAGGGTGTTTGGACGAGTTCGTCCACGAACGTCATTCAGGCAAGTATCCAAGACGCGCTCCAGCGCATCTCGCTTGCTACTGGTGGCGCGGTTCGTAGCGAAGACATTTGCTTGGTCATTAGTCCGACCATTGCGAACCTTATTTCCCAGACGGACGAAATTCGCAACTACGTCAAGAACTACCCAGCTGCGCTGCCGTTCTTGCAAGGTAGCGACATCTTCAGCCGTTACGGCCTCCCGCCGAATCTGTTCGGCGTTTCAATTGTCGTTGACGACTCGGTCAAGATTACGACCCGCAAGGGCGCATCCTCGGCGACTCGTTCGTTCGTGTACGGCAACTCGGCAATCTTTGTGAGCCGCCCCGGTGGCTTGATTGGTGTCGAAGGTTCGACCTCGTTCAGCACCTGCCAGATCTTCGCCTTTGAAGACATGACAGTCGAGAACTGGGACGATCCGAAGGATCGCCGTATTGAAGGCCGCGTCATTGACAACAGCACCTCGGAACTGGTTGCTCCAGTCTCTGGGTTCTTGTGCGCCAACGTCACTGGCTAATTCTTCAGCCTCTCAGGATGAGGGCGGTGGGGACTTCGGTTCCCACCCCCCTCTCTAGGCGGAACACATGACCGCATACGCCACCTACGCCGATTTGGAAGCCGCGCTCGACGCTCAGATCATTGCACAACTGTGCAGCGATCTCGGCAGTCCTATGCTCGGCTCCAACCCGGTGACTACGCACGCGCTGGAACGCGCTACGGGCATCGTGCAGGCGTACACGCGGGTAGGCAACATCTACACCGATTTGGATTTGACGACGCTCTCAGCGGCTCACGACCCCTTGCTGATGACGCTCGTTGTTGACTTAGCGGTTGAGGCGCTCTTTCAGCGCCGCGCCATGAAGATCACCCCAGCCGTGGAGCAGCGTCTCAAGCAGGCGTACTCGATGCTGGAAGCACTCCGCGACGGGAAGATGATATTTGGCGCGGTCGCCAAGGCCGCCGATGCAGGTGTGCCAGCGGTGCAAGCCACCCCATTGCAGACGCTCGCGTGGTACGACGGCGTGAGCAACAGCAGCTTCTTCCGTCCTCGCCTCCCGAACACGATGCCGGGGCGCTAATGTGGCAACCGTGGCGCAAACGCCTAAGCGATGTCCTGCGAAGCGATGCCGTCCGTAAGGGCATTGCGGCGGCTGTGTCTGCATACGCCAAGAAGCACATTGCCGACAGCGTTGGGCGCGGCCCAAACGGGGAGACGGTTGCCCTTGCGGCGCTGCAAACAGTTGCAAGCGAATACTGGACTACCAAGAAGCCACCCAAGGGAGAGACAGCAATCAAGACTCGCCAGCGTTTAATGATGGTTAAGCGCAAAAAGAAGGATGGCTCGGTTGAATTGGTAGAGCAGATGAAGACCGAATACAAGGTCAGCGGGGTGTCTTACCGTAAGGACGGAAAGCCCCTGCGTGATACTGGAAACTTGCTGCGGTCAATCGGGGCGAAAGCCGAACAAACTGGCCCCGCTCGGTTGTCGATTGTGATGTCCGGAGCAATCTATGGCATTTACCATGAGAAGGGATTCTCAACAAGCGGCCCAAACTTTATCCCTTTGACTCGCAAAGCCAAGAAGAACCATGCGACTGGCGCAAATCCCTACACGGAAGGGTTGCAAGCCGGGAAAGACTATACAGTAAGGTATTGGGGCGTGACTGTTCCCGCTCGCCCATTCCTTGTTCCGACCTCTAGGGAATTTTCTGAAATAGCCAAGACCATCAAAATTGGTATCGCTTTAAGTCTCAAAGGAAAACTCAAGTAATGGCAACCGCAATCTTCGTCGCTGGCCCAACGTCAATCTTCGTCAATGTCGGCGCTGGCTATGTTGAGCTGGGCTTGACCGACAACGACAGCCTCCCGCAAGTCACCTACTCGGACAACATCCATGAGATCAAGACCGTTTCGTCGGGTGCGACTCCCGAGGAGATGGTGGTTCAAAACACGAGCGCAACGATTACGGTCACGCTGGTCAAGTGGGACGCGGCGGTCTTGACGAGCCTACAGACTCGCCAGCGCGGGGCTGCATTCCAATCCACCGTTGGCCGCCTGCTCGTTGCGGATAGTGGGACGTTTGGGGTCAAGATCGCCCCGGCAACCGTCAACAAGACAGGCTACACCTTCGGGCGTTGCTTCGTGATTGGTGAGGGGTTTGCACACTCGCAATTTGGCAATGTTGAGCAACGTATGGGCTTGACCTTCCGCGCCATCCCAGACGGTAGCAATTTGCTTGCCGCTTCTTATACTACTTGACATGATTAGCCTCACCGACGATACCGACCCGCTTCTCTTCCGCATCGAAATCCCGTCCGGCGCGTTGGTGGTTCAATGGAACGAGGCGCTCGCCGCATTGAGCGGGAAGCAAGACGGCCAGCCGCAAGTCGCGGATGTCGCCGCAGCCTTGCGAAAAGTAGCACGCTCGCCCGAAGTAGCTGCTAACGCGTCGGACGAGATCCTCTTCGCAGTCTTTGCGCGTATGGGTCAGGCGGTAGAGCAGGCGGGAAAATAGCAAGGGGGGTATCCCTATTCGTTGCGACATACGGACGGCTCCCCTCGGAATTTGACGAGAACACAGCAATGGGACTAGCGCAGAATATCCCCATGATTGAAGCGCGACAGTCCCTTGTATTCGCGCAAGGCATTGCCGTTGCGTTTGGGTCGCCCGAACTGACCGAATACACCATTCGCCTTGCTACAGGTGACGCGTCCCTTGCCTTCAAGACGCGTATGCAAATCGAACACAGCAAGGCGGTAGAGCAACGATGACCGTGCAAAGCAACTCGGGCATTTGGCTTGCGCTGCGTGACGAGATCCGAAATTGGATGTCCGCGAACAACTACGGGGATGCCGTCTATGTGGCTGAGAAGCCCGGAGACGAGATGCTTGCCCAGTATGCGGTACAGATTGTCCCCAGCGGAGACGCTGCCCTGCACCCTCGTAGTGGCGTTGGGCTGCTTGAGTCAACGATTCAGATCACGGTTTGGTGGCGCGGCCTGCTTGACAACACCAACCGGGCTACCGAACGCATTGCCGGGGATGAGGGAATTGAGCAATTCATCGACGGGCTACGCACGCTCCTCATCCAAAACACGCTCGGTGGTCGGTTGACGATTCCGCTCACATGGCGCAGCGGTGGGCAGATCGAGGCGGTAGACGAGGCGGTCGGCTGGATGCGTGGAACCGAGACTTTCCTGTGCGCGTTTGAAATGACATGGGAGGTTCAATAATGCAAGACCTAGGCAAGATCACTATCGACATCAACGAGGGCGGCGGGTCGTCTGCTGGCGGCGCTGCAAGCGGTGGCGGATCCTCCGGAGCCGGAGCAGTCAAGTCCATTCTTGGGCAAGGCATGAACAAGGCACTTGATTCCGCTGGCAAGGCAGTAGACGGAGCGATTGGGATGGTAGGGAAAGCATTGGCTGGGATTGGTATGGCTATTGGGGTAGCCGCTGCCGCGTTTGGGGTATTGATTTCGGTGGTGAAGGCGGTCGCCGATGCCCTTCTGTCTCTGCATAAGTTCATCATGGAGACGGCTGGCGAAATCCGCGAATACAGCCCGGGCATTCAGATGGCAGAGATGGGGAATGAAATCACCATGATGATGACCAAGTTCCGGCTTGGCAGTCAGTATGGCGGAAGCATCGGGTCGCAGATTAAAGAAGCGGGACGGGTTGACAGGGCTACGCTTGAGATCAAGACGGTGCTTGCTTCTATGGGGTCGGTATTCCTTCGCCCCATCACCAAACTGCTAGGGGACATCTTGGAAAGCATTGTCCGCAGCCTGCCCAAGATCATTAACGTCATGGCTTCGTTTGCAAAGTACATGGCCGAAGCGTCAAAGTATGCGACTTATGGCGGCGCATCACGCGAAGCCGCTCGTAAGTTTATTCCTGCTGGCGGTCTTGATTTGTTTGACTGGGCAATGCCAGAGTCTCCGATTGTCAAGTTGTGGCGAGATATTGAAAGGGAGCTGCGCTCTCTCAATCGCAAGACCCCAGACCCTAATAATTACAGGGCGCTAAACGCTCCGTTCCTTGCAGACCTAGCCCTCATGGGAGCAAAAGTTTAATCATGCCAACCACACTTTTTGTGAACTATGACGGTGATGTCTACACTATTGGCAACGTAAATATCTCATCTTATGAGTGGCGGCCTATATATGCCGAAGATGGATTCACGCTTATTCGTTATGAAATACACGTTTCGGGTAGCGGTTTAATTGCGGATGGTTTAAGCACATATAACAATCTGCAAAACTTAAATATTGGCGTTGTTGGTCGTGTGAACAATGTCAGCCTTTATGTTTCTAGTGAAGAACCTCAACAAATTCTTTTCGATGTTCATTACCCAGACGCATTGCTTGGCCCGCTTGTGACCATAAATGTCACAGAAATCAACGGAATACGCGCAGCGATTTGCAACTTCACCGTCATGGCGGCGATTGCATACCCTGGTGAAATTGGTGCGGCTGATGTCCCCTACCCAATTACCTCGCACCGTTGGACTTCGCGATTCTCTCTTGATGCGGCTGGTCATATCACGCGAACGGTGTCTGGCACGCTGGTAGTAAACCTTGGCGCAACGGCAACCGGACACAGCGCAGCTCTCAATGGAACCGTTGGGCAGGTCATAACTAGAGCGCCGTGGGCGGATCTGTTCCGCCGCGCCATTCTGCCAGTTATGACTATGGAAGGGAATTGGCGGCGCGACTCGCAGACCTTTGCCTACAACGAAACGGGCAACACCCTCATCTACGAAATCACCGACTCCAACGCCCGCACAGCGTTGCCGGATAGCGCGTTTACCGGGTCGGCTGATTTCACCTATGAGCGCAATGCGTCCGCCCTTACATATGCAACGCTGAAATTCAACTGCGACCTTGAAGGCGATGTCACCGGGGACGTGCGGCACATGATTTGGTCGGCGGTTGTGCTGGCGCAGTCTCGCATCAATTTTGTGCGCTGCAAGATCATGCGGCTAGTGGTGACTGAGCAGGATATGTTCAAGAAGGCCAAGATCAGGTTTGAACTTGAAGCCCTTTCCCCAGCCGTTGGTACGGACATCGTGGGCGTTGTCAACGGGTCTGTTCCGCTGGCGCAGTACATCGGCAAGTTCTTCACAGTTGGCAGGTCATGCTCGACCTACTCAGATCCATATGGGCCATATAGGGGCGTGGCTGGTGTGCCGCATTGGGTGGGCAATGGAACAAGCGCAAAGTTGAATTTAAGCCAGCCGCAGACTATAGCGGTGTCGTCTTGTATCGCAGTCATCACCGACTATTGCAGCCCTAGTACGCCGACCATCAGTATTCAGATTCCGGATACGGAACTTGCGACCGCCAACGCAACCATGTCTACGGGGCCGTTTGAGACACCTATTGCACAGTATGACAATCAGGGGGTTGTCACCTCCGTTGACCAAGCGGTCACCTCTACCAAGGTAAACACGCAGACGCGGATGCACCGACTGCAAACGCTCTACACCGAAGGCTCCGACTTTGTCTTTCAGACGGGCAAGGCGGTGGTCACGGTTGAAGAGACAACCATTGTGAAGCGGACAAATATTCCTCCCGTCCGCACGTTCCGCCCGATCCCAAGCGGGTTCGTGGTTGTTACCGATGACTGGAAGGTCAATTTTGGCGAAGTGGATCAGGGCGGGAATCGGACGTTTATCGGGGTCTATACCCGCACGCTTGAGTCGTATGACGGCGGCGGGGCAACGAGCAACGGCTATTCGACCGTGGCAGGTCGTCGGCAATGGTGGCCGACAGGCGCAAGTCCCAGCGTTGCGGCTCCGCTCACTCTTGGATACGACCCTGACGTACAGACCCCGGGCGCATCGGTTCTTGCGCTTGGTAGTGACGCGCAGGCTTATCAAGTCGGCACGGCACAGGATTACGCGTAATGGGCGTACAAGCGTACATCACCGCAGGGCAGACGATCATTCCCGTCCTCTTGCCTGACGCTGTCATGCAGGACACGGCGCGGCAGATCGGCATACCCGAGGCTGACCTGTTCTCGGTTGATGTCCCGGTCGGTATGACGCAGAACACTCGCGCTAGCTTCTTGATTGCATCAACTCAAGTGGCGGCGCTGTTTGCAGTCACCACCGTATCCCTGACCCTTGAGGATTCAAGCGGGTTGTCGGTGGTCATTAGCGGCTTGTACGCTCGACCTCCGCAGCCGTTCTTCTGGACGCAGCAGGGCGGCGCGGTGTTGGTGGAACTAGTGGACGAGCGTTGGTACTGGCAGTTTTCATCGGCGGCCGTCCTTGGTATTGCCCTTGCCCAAACGTGGTCATCCGATGGTCGCTGGCAGGTCAATGACGCGACCGCCCCTACCCCGATTACGACCTACACCGAACTACTTGCCGAAATTAGCACGGCGGCAAGCGGCGACAACCTGACCGCTCCGATTGGGTTCACGGTGCGAAGCCCGGAGTACATGAGGCGGCTGAGTGACCTTTACGGCTCCCCGAACGTCAGCCTTGCAACTGTTCTTGATGCGATTGCGGTGGCGAATCAGCAGATCATCATTAGCGACGGTACGGCTACGCGGTTCATCAGCCGCAGTAATCTTAAAGCGCAGTACAACCTCAAGATGGCTGGCTACAAGATGGCAATGCGAGGCGGTATGCAACCCGTCAACGGCGCGGCAGCTAGTACCGACGCGCTAGTCACCCTCTACAACGCAACGGGGTATCAAGCCCGCGCACCGTTGATCTGTAGCACCGTGTTTCCCCAGCGCATGGTCGAGGGCTTGACGTACTACGACAACTGCACCATTGCCAACGTCCCCGCTACCGGGCAGAGTTTCACGACAAGCCAAGTCTTTGCGGCAGGGTCGGCGGCAACCTTCACCCGCGCCCCGAACGACCTTGGAGCGGCCTACATCACGGACGCGTCCATTGTGGTGCAGGACAGTACCGGGGCGGTGTTGACAACTACCCCGGGCTGGAACCCGACCACCCTCTCCACCAAGATCCGGGACGACTACGCCGACCGCAACATGAACATCCCATTCGGGCGCACCGTCTGGGCTGGGTGGATTCCTTGGTATTTGAGCAGCGTGTCTAATATTGGGCAGCTTGGCAACGTCTCCTACCGCCTTGCGGTTGTTGACGGGGAATTCTCCCCTTACACCATCTCCTCGGCGGACGAAACCGACTGGCGCTTCGGGTTGCAAGGGACGAGCTGGAACGATCCGAGGGACATCGTCACCGCTAAGGGCAACGCGCAGGCGTACCGGAATTGCGTTGGGGCGACCATCATCGACGTACCGCCGCCCATGTGCCGCTCCTTCCCGGCGCGGATCACCAACCATGAGTATTACGGCAACTGGCGCTGGGCGTATTCGTTCGTGGAGGTTGAGCCAAACCCGACCGTTGGCGCTACCCCAAGCGTCTCCATTGGGGCATACGCCCGTACGGCAGCGGGTGCACTCGTTGCTCGCAACATGGCCGAAAACGGCAACACTAGCCCGACCCGCATTGCGCCGGGGGTGCTTCAGTCGCACTACTTGAACGCGACCGTTGAGGCGCTCCCGATCTGCAACGACACCATCGTTCATATGGTTGAGCAGTTCCCAACGCATACCGACCAAGGAATGCCAACTCCTCCTTACGAACCGCAGTATTGGTTCTCAATGCCGAACGCGGTTAAGGTAACTTGCACCGAACAGCAGCCGTAGGTTGAACCAAGCAAGGAGCGGAAATGAATCAGCGGTGGAACATCATCTTCTCAAGGGGCGGCGAGTACCAAGAAACGGTCAGCGTAGGGACGTGGCCGTCATCCTACCCCGCCCTCAGTACGGCTACCGAGTGGCGTTTAACCGTCTCGCAGCCTGACGTGGCTGGCTTCCTTGTCGCCTCAAGCCTTACAGGGTCGCCGCCGATGATTACCCTCAACGTAGCCAAGACGGTCGGCACGATCATCGTCCCAGCCGCTACAACCGCCGCGATGCCTCTTGGCAGCGCCCGGTATGACCTCGACATCTTCTTCCCTTCCAGCGTCACCAAGCGGCTTATCTCGCTTGGCGCTGCCCAAGTAAACACCAAAGCAGGAGCAGTCTAATGGCCGACGTAGTCATCAACGTAGGGGCGGTTTCCGCCATCACCGCAGGCACGGGTTTGACCGGGGGAACTATCACCGGGACGGGAACCATTGCCGCGAGCTTCGGTACGACCGCCGGAACAATTTGCCAAGGCAACGATGCACGGCTTTCGGCTGGCGGTGGCGTTCCTGCCGCTCATGCAGCGAGTCACACGGCGGCCGGAACCGACCCCTTGACCTTGTCGCAGTCCCAAATCACAGACCTTGGCACAGCACTTGCGGCCAAGGTGGCAACAACGCGGCAGGTAATCGCTGGTACGGGTATGGGCGGCGGCGGGGCGCTTTCGGCTGATGTCACGCTCAACGTCTCCTACGGCACGTCTGGGACAACCGCGTGCGTTGGTAACGATGCCCGACTCAGCAACGCCCGCACCCCATCAACGCACGCTAGCACGCACGGCGCGGCGGGGTCTGATGCCATCACAATCACGCAGGCGCAGGTCACTAGCTTGGTGTCTGATCTTGCGCTCAAGGCAAGCACAACGCACGCCACTACGCACGCGTCGGCCGGATCCGATCCACTAACCCTTGCACAGTCACAGATCACCGGGCTAGTTGCAGCCTTGGCTGCCAAGGCACTCGGCGCAACGACCATGACCGCAGGCACGGGTTTGACGGGCGGCGGCGACCTGTCCGCGAACCGCACCTTTACCGTTGCCTATGGCACAAGCATTAGTACGGCGTGCGTTGGTAACGATGCGCGGCTGACTGATTCACGCGCCCCGAACGGGTCGGCGACTGGGGATTTGAGCGGGACATATCCGGCTCCTGTGGTGGCAAAGCTGCAAGGCGTGGCGGTGCAGTCATCTGCCCCAGCAAGCGGCGACTCGCTCGTCTATGTCCTTGGGTCAACTGAGTGGCAGTCGCAGCCCGTGACCGATGTCCAAGCATTCACAACCGCCGGGGCGGCGACATGGACGAAGCCCATTGGCTGCAAGGCCGTGGAAATCATCTGCATCGGTGGCGGCGGTGGCGGCGGTAGCGGTCACGCGCACGCGTCGGGTAACAAGGGCGGCGGCGGTGGTGGCGGTGGTGCAGGAATCACGGCTATCAAGTACGCAGCGGCAGACCTTCCTGCAACCCTTACGCTAGCAATCGGCGCGGCTGGAACAGGCGGCGCAGGCGCAGTGGCTTCAAATAACGGAAATACAGGCGCGGCGGGCGGTATCTCTACGGCTATCAGCGCGGGTATCACCTACGCGTATGCGGTTGGTGGATTAGCAGGCGTTGGTGGTTCTACTAGCGGCGGTGCGGGTGGCGCGGCTAGCACAGCAGGCGACGCGCTCTATGTCGGCGGCGCTGGCGGCGCGGGTGGCACAACAAGCTCGGTAGGCGCAACGGCTGGCTACAGCGTTGGCGCTCCCGGCGGCGGCGGTGGTGGCGGGATGCCCAGTAGCGGTACGGCGTTCGCTGGCGGTACGGGTGGTACGCGTCTCCGCATTGGAACGGGCGGAACAAGTACGGGCGGCGCAGGTTCAGCAGTCGGGTACTACGGCTCAGGTGGCGGCGGATCGCCCTCCATTGGCGGTACGAGCGTTGCAGGCGGCGCAGGCATCTACGGCTCAGGTGGTGGTGGATCGGGCGCGGCTACCGTTGCGACGGGCGCGGGTGGCGCAGGCGGCGCAGGAATCATCGTGGTAATTTCAGAATTCTAACGCATACAAATGACCATCGAAACCGCATCATCTATCGACCGATGGCTTCGCTTTGCCCAGTTCTTCGTGGCGGTCACGGCTTTGGTGGCCGCGCTTGTCTACGCTGGGAGCCGTTCGGAACGCGACGAGCAGCAGACGCGCAGCCTCGAAAAGATGGCGGGCGAGCTAGGCAAGATCCAAGAACTAGCGACCGCTGGCAACGCGCAGATTCAGGTCATTGGGGAGCGCGTGCGCGGGCTAGAAGATCGCGTTACGCGTATCGAGAAGCGTTGAGCCGTTGGTGGCTTACGGTCGCCATGCTTGTCCTCCTCGCGGGTTGTAGCCCCGTGCAGAGGATCGCGCAGTCGTCCAACGACATCCGCGCCGAGGCGCAGGGGCTGATCCAGCGCGGTACGGAAACCGGAGATCCGGAGGTCGTTGCCCGGGCTACCCGTATTGACGCGCTCGCGTCCGGGATTCATGTCAGCCTGTCCGGGGTGGAGGACAAGACCCCTGCGTGGATGACCATGCTGACCTACGGGGCTATTGCCGTGGTGGCCGTGGCGCTAATCATTGTCTTGTGGCAGACCGGAATAGGGACGGCAATACGGGTCGCTATTGGTTGGCTTCCTCGCCGGAAAGTAGTTGCGGCGGAGCTTGCGGTCGATATGCTAGATACTGCTCGCCCTGAAGGGGAGCGGGAGATGGTGGCCGTCATGCGGGCACAAGATCCCTTGTTCGATGCGGCGTTTAGAAAATCAAAGACTCGACGAAAGGCATAGACATGATTCTCGCAGACACCCTAGGGAATATTTGGTTCGCTCTCGCCGCTGCCGCCATTGCTTTCGGCGCTGGTTGGTATCTCGCCACCAAGAAGGCTGGCAAGTGATGCGATTGTTCATCCTCGCCCTCTGCATTGTCATCGTCGCGTGAGCGCACTCCCGGCGGCTTCATGTTGCTGCGTTGGTGGCGTGCTTTGGTACGCCCTCAAGTGCGAGGACTACTTCGCCAACTATTGCTGCCCGCCTGATTGTGAGCAGGCTCCTGACCGCATTGAGTTCTGCGTCGGCTATTTGATTTCGATAGGCATTCCCGACCCGCCAGACATTGCGAACAAGTGCTACTACATCTCGTATGACTGCTGCATCTACATCCTGACCAATTTTGAGGCGCTGCCCTGCCCAAATCCGCTGTCGATATGGCCTGTCAACGTGGGCGAATTGCTCAAGATCAAGAACCGCGCCCTTCAAGGCGATCCATGTTGTTACCCTGATCCCCAACAGCAAGGGAACCCGGGCGGCATTGCGAACATTCAAATCCCCGAGTACGGCCCCGCGATTGCGAACAACACGCAACTGCCCTGCGAGGAATTGGTTGCCGAGTGCTACGACTTCAAGGATCAGGCTGGAACGGTCAAAGGGAAGGGCGTCACCATTGCAAGCTCCGCCCGCACCTGCATTGAGACGATTGGCGTTCCGTGGGACGTTCGTTGCGATCACGGGCCGCCAGTTGAGATCGTCAGCCTCGACGTAGGTATGTCGCAGGAGATGGGCTTCTGCACCGTGCGCGACCCCGCCAGCCCAGCCAACTGCCCGAACCAAGTTACCCAGTCCTACGTCCAATACATGAGTTGCCCGGACTGCGAGCCGCAGGGGGATTGCTGCGGCAATACCCCGATCTGCGACGACCTGCCAGACTTCTGCGATAGTTACGAGGATCGCTTTGAAACGTATGACGTGCGAACGTGCTATTCGCTGGGAGGGTTTGGTTGCCCGTCCCATGACGAGGACATCATGACTATCGTCTTCCCGGCCTGCTTTGCGCCGGGGATTGACCCCGAGGGGCAAGGCGCTCAGGCGGCGCTGAATGCGCTCTTTCTTGGCTCGTCCGGTCTTGTCCACATCGACCAACAGAACACAGTCGCAACGGGCTGGGGAACGCTCGGAGCGCCCAAGCTGAGTGTCTGCGGTCTTGACATCGTGATCTTCTCAGGCAACGCCGCGCACATTGCCGAGCGCATCAATACCCGTATCAGCGCGCTAGTAACGGCGCATGGCATTCCACCGTGGTCGGCATACTTCTGGTTCGGCAATCGCCAGTCTTGCGTACTGTGCGACTGGCAGACCCCGAACGATCGCCCCGGGCATTCGGATGGCGACACCCTGACGGTTGACCGCGTGGAATTCACAGACGCAAATACCACCATCACGGTCACGCTCGTTGCCTCGTCCCCTCGCTACTACGCCTGCGCCTCGCAGACCCTGCTCGTTGATTACCCTTGGCGCATGACGAGTGAGAACACTTGCAACGCGTCCATCTCGGCTATCACAGCGACCCCGAACAACTACGTCATCCAATGCCTGTCCTTCCCCGAGTATTCATTCGGGGAGCGGTACACCATGAAGCGCGTGCAAGAGTACGGAAACGGCACTATCCCGATTTGCGTGGACATCGGCTTCTACCAAGACGCAACCAACTGCGAAGCCCGCGATGGGTGGCCGCTTGAAGACATTACCGTCAACATTGGCGGGACGATCATAGTGCTTGTCTACGGCTGGACTTCGCTCTGCCCGGGGATGCCTGACCCGCGCACGGGGTGCTACGCCTACCCATTCATTTACCAGCCAGCGCCATGCTGCCCGGGGCAAGGCGTGGACTGCAACGAGTGGGCTATCGACCATCCCCTGCCACAGCCTTGCGTGCATTCATTCCAAGCGCCCCGCATCTACTGCAAGTCTGACGGCTCAGTCGTCGCCCTCACATCATGACCATCGGCACGCTCAACGTCTCCGGCATCTCGCTCCCGATCATGGATTGCAAGTCGTGGCGCGTGGCTAGTACGTCACCCCTTTGCCTTAAGAACCTAGACGTGACCAAGTGCGATACCTGTGAGCAGCGCGAGACGCGGGAAGGCAACATCGTTGACCCGCCGCTCTTCCTTGGCGCTGGGCCTGCCCGCGCCCGCGCCAAGCTGACCACCGAAATGCAGCCGCCAGCACCGGGGACGGTTGCGCCTCCTCGGATGCGCGGGCTGGGTGACGTGGTTGCGGCGATGACGAGCGCGGTCGGCATCAAGGCGAACTCCTGCGGCCCATGCGCGAAGCGGCGCGAGGCGTTGAACCGCCTAGTTCCCTTTGGGCAAAAAGAAACCTCGCCGCCACCCGAAGGCAACGGCGAGGGAGAGGCAAGGTAGTAGGTCAGCGGATGCGAAGGCTTGTCCCGCGAGGGAGCAAGCGGCATCCGGGGATCTCGCCGCCAGCCTCAAGGACGATGCGAATCGCTTCCTTGTTTGGCTCGGTGACAACCCTGACGAGCGGGACTTCAAGCCCCTTGACGGCATCGTCATCAATCTGAAGCGACTGTTTGCCTCCCACGCCAGCAACGGAAAGTTTAAAACGCGGCGTTTCAATTTTCAGCCGCCCGACCGTTTCCATTGCCGCCTTCAGCCCTTCCTTGAGACGTAGGGCAAGGGCATCGTCAGCCGCTGCGAGCGCACGGATGCGAGAAGCTTCCTTGCTCCTCGCCTCCGCTCTCATCTCTAGCTCACGAATGAATCCCGCGTAGGACTCGGCCTTGGTGTCGAGGGCGACATCTAGACCCGTGAGATGCTCGTCGAGCGCGGCCTGCGCCTCGGGCGAGTCGATACCACCGTCCAAGACGGCATCGAGAATGGACTGCATTTCGGACGTGATTTGGTAGAGGCTCAAAACGGAATCTCCTTTTTGGATGCGATGACCTTCATGATCTGGAGCGTGTCGCCAACGCGCTCAACTTGCAACTGCATACAGTCGTTGACGTGTTCCTTGGCGAGATCGGCGTACTCCTGCACGGTGGTGGCGATCCACGCCTTGCCATGCTTGCCGTCCACCTGAATGGCGTAGGGCTTGCCAGCGCGGACAACAACGCGCAAGATGTCAAACGTCCCCTCGTACACGTCTGGGTACGCGTCTAGTGCCTTGACTTCCGCCACAGGCTCAGGGACGGGCTTGGTTGCCTTGGGAGCGGTCGGAGGCGGAGGAACGGCTGTCCGTGGGTCTTGCGGCTTGAAGGGCTTACGAGGCTCGCTACGCGGTGCGCTTGGGCTAGTGGTCGCGTTGCCGTCATCGTCATCCTCGCCAACGATGCCCGTGATGGACGCGAGCGCGTAGCGGCGCAGGTAGGTGATGACCGAGCCAAGCTGTTGAACCGTAGCGCGGTCAGGCAGGGCAGACATGGCCGTCTCTGCCATCCATTCCCCGCTCGCGTGGAGCAAGGTGGTCGTTACCCCGACCGCCCCGCCATCGGTACTGACCGTCTGCACGGCGCTGATCCCATGACGGGCAAGCGGCAGGCGGACGGCGTTGATGATCGCCCCGAGCGATGCGTAGCGGCTCTTGAAATGCGGGTTGACCGCGTCAAGGCTGGGGTTCACAATTTCTAAGTTTGCGGCCGCCAGCGCTTTCGCTAGCTCCCCAATAGTGTCACTTCGTTGCATAATGTCCTCTCAAGACTGCGCGGCTCGCCGCACTCGACCCCGGCGAAATGCTAGGGCATGAGGAAGATACTCCCCCGTATCGCGCTTGTCAACAGGTGAAAAGGGAAATAGCCGTCATCGACGCGACCCCGTAGCGTTTACTGGCGTTCAAGGAAACGACCTGCGCGTCATCGTGGTACAGGATTCCCGTAAGGGCATCAAGTACGGCGCGGCAAAGTTTGTCTACGTCTGGCTTTCCGGGGTGAGTCGGAGCGCCAGCGCGGAGTGCGCCCTTACTTGTGTAGTGACTCTTCGGGCGAACGAAGACGAAGGCAATCGCTATACCCACAGGCAACCCGGTTGGTGGTTCTTTACGCGCTTGGCTTGCGGCAAGGGAAACAAGGGCGCGGTAGGGCTTGACCCTCGCGCATGACTCCACGAGCGAAACGCGGCCACCGCGCACGAATGCACGCTTTGAGCCTTGCGGGGCAGGGATTCCAACGACTACGAATTCAAGCACGTTGCGCCCGCTGGCATACGAGAAGCGCTTGCCGAGCGCGGTTGACTTCTTTGATTTGTGCCGTGAGCTGCTCGCGCATATAGGTGATCTCGCTTGCGGCTTCTTTGAGCAGGGGGTCGGTGGAGGCGCTCGCCGTGATGCGGTCGATGATGTCCTCTTCCCAGTCCCCGCGCATGATTAACCTTCGCCCCGGTAAAGGTCGTTCTGTAATGTGATGCGGTGTAGTTCTTGCTTCACCGTGGTGAGCGTATCTTGCTTCTGTTTTTTTGGCGTAGCGGGTTTGAAGATTTGCCGCGCCCACAATAAAACGACCCCGCCGAGGGAACGCCCCCCGGCGGGATCGCCGCAAAAACCTTGATTACCGCGCAACGCGGCGACTCCCCAAGACGATACGGCACACCGCTGAACGGCTGACCCGGTACTTTCGGGCGATGTCCGACTGCTTCATCCCCTTGCTCTTGTCCTTGCGGATGCCCTCGACCGTCAAGGTGTCAATCTTGAACACGGGATTCCCCCTTTGACCGCGTGATCTTGTACCGCTGGTCGGCTCGGATCGAGACGCGGATGCGGTCGTGATTGCTTGAGCCTTGCAGGTTGGCAAAGATCTGCGCGACCTGCTCCCCTGCCTCGTCAAGCAGGATGATCGACTCGTCACGCTTACGGATGGTGATGGTCAGGAACCCGCCTGCAATGGTGTTAACTGACATGGGCGACCTTTGTATTGGGGTTGCACTTGGTGATGAAGTTCACAACGCGGTTCATCAGATCCTCCCGTATCTCGTCCTGCGTGTCCCCCTCTTCAAAAAGGCACAAGCTAGAGAACCGCGTCCCCTCAATGCCCTCGGGGTTGGTCTGCAACAGGTACACCGAAGCCCGCCAGTAGGCGAGTACCGGGTTGCCGTCCGACTCGTCCACCGAGTGCAGCATGGGGTCGCCGCCAACGATGACCAAGACCGGGCGGTCAAACTTCCCCGCCAGCCCGCGCTGGACGCGGTCTTCACTCAGCCATGCGGGGTAGCCGTCCTTGCGATTCCATTCCACGTCATGCAGCACGGGCCGCGCCCATCGGTTGTCTTCTTCTTCCATTACTTGACCTCCATATGTGCCAACCAACCCCAATCGCGCAACATAGCAAGCTCTCTGTCAGTTAAGCGAGATGGGCCGTTTTTTGTCAACTGCTTGCACACTTCTAGCCGCGCATCATTACGCTCTTTGCAAACTCGTTCGATCTCATCGGCGGCTTCTCTCAATATGGTTGGTTGTGAAATAGTCAGATTGCCATCCCAATCATCACCAACTTGGCTACATCCGCAGGAGCATCGGAATGTCGTTCCTTTATCTTTGAGCGGCTCACCGCATTGCCAACCAAATCCAGCAATGTTTCTTAGTCGAGTAACAATGTCATGCTTGAACATTTTGTTTTCCTTGAGTTGATTTTGATCTATTTGCGATACGTTCTAAATCCCAATACAGCTCCACGTTGCATCGGTCGCATTCTTCTGGCTTGCCGTGTACATGAGGCGGCAGTTCTTTCAGGTCTGACTGCACCCATCGGTTGTTACGAAACAACATAATCTCTTTCATCGGATCAGCCCCTTGTAGCAATCCCAGCCATGATCCTTGGCAACCCATTCTGGCTTAGTGGTGAACGAAACCATACCGCCTTGATTTTCTGAATTGAAATCTTCGGTCATTCGTTCGCACAAATCCCGCCGCGCCTCGTCGCGCTCCGTGCGAAGCGTGTCCACCTGTGCCGTCAGGCAGTCAATTTCCTTGCACAATGTCGCTATGTCTCTCAGGTCGTCCATCGGTTTTTCCTTATGTTGAAGGTCATGTTGTGGTGAATCCGTAGCTGCGAAGTGGTGTAGTGACGCAGGTTTCCGCCAGCGCAGAGAGCGATGCACCACACATCGTTCTCAAACGTCCCGCCGTCACGGACGTAGATGGCGTACCCGTCTTGGTTGTCGCAAGTGACTACCGGGATGGGCGTGGTGAATTGGTGCAGCCCGCTCATGTCGTTCCTCTCTCCGCCTCAACGGCTGCAATTCTTTCGCCTATAAATTCCATACAATTTACAGCCATACTATTCCCCAAGGCTTTGTACCTCGGCCCATCCGGGCAGTCTTCTGCCGCCTTCTTGCGCCAAGGAATGAGCGTGTAGTCGTCGGGAAACCCCTGCAAGCGTTCGCATTCCCTTGGGGTCAATCGGCGCACGGTCATGG